CTCGATCCCCAGGCCCCCGACGCCCCCGATGCACCGTCTCGCCGCAAGGGCGACCCGTTCATGGCCAACAAGCTGACGTGGATAGAACAACTCACCCTCGACGCCGGTTTGTCCCGTGGCGCGCTCCGCATCGGCCTGCGCCTCGCCGCCTATCTCAATCGGGAAACCGGCGACGCCTGGCCGTGTCAGGACACCTTGGCGCAGGAGCTTACGGTGTCGATCCGAGCCGTGAAATACGCTGTCGATGAGCTGATCCAGCGTGGTCACATGACGGCCAAAAGGGCGAACAGAAACGCAACAAACCGCTATCGCCCGGTGGTGTCGGAAGGGAAGCAGGGGTTCACCTCGAAAGGCGTTCCGAGGTGCAACCCCCCTGCACCTCGAACCGACAAACCCGAGGTGCAAGATCGCGTCAATCCGAGGGGAAGCAGGGGTTCCCCTAATACCTTTAAAGACACCTCTGAAGTTAAAGAGGCTTGGCGCGAAAGTATGTCTGGCGGAACCGGCGGCGCTAAATCGTCACCGTTCGGTGTCCAGTCATGAGGGCGCAAACCGGCCATTTAGTAGGGCGTGAGTGTAGCTTGCTCACGGCAAGCGAAGCGAAACGAACGCCCGCCGCACTGATCGTTCTCGCGGACCGTATTCGCCGACTCTCAACCTGCCACCGCGACCCTGAACGGTTCCACATCGACAAGAGCGAGATCGAGCGCGACCTGCGCCGTCTGGCCAAGGGAGGCGTGCGTGGCTGACTGGCCCTATTCAACCGCCGCCTGGCAACGCCTGAGACGCGCCAAGCTATCAGAGACGCCGTTGTGTGAGACGTGCACCCTTCGCGGCTGCCTCATCATCGCCTCGCACGTCGATCACGTCGTCAGCATCGCGTCCGGTGGCGACGCCTTCCCGACCATGGACGGCCTGCGCTCGCTATGCCCGCCCTGTCACAGCATCAAGACGAACGCGCTGGATCGTGCTGGAGGCAAGGGCGTCGCCATCAAGGGCTGCGACGTCGACGGCTTGCCGCTGGATCCCGATCATCCGTTCCTGATCGGAGGGGATAACCCCCTTCAGGGACGGGAAGCTGTCGCTCAAGGGCCGGCGGTGCAGACGCAAAAACACTTAGTTCGGGATTGGGGCGTCTGATGGGGCTGCGTGGTCCCGGTGCGAAGCCGATGAAGAAGGCCGACAAGGCCGCTGCCGAGCCCTTGGAGGCCCTGCCCTGGGAAGCCGAAGGTCTGGCCCGTGTCGAGCGCGTGGTGGCGTTCCTTGAGGCCCTGCCGATCACGTCGGGCGCACTGGCCGGAACGATGATGGTGGTCCGGCCATGGCAACGGGATTTTCTTGAGGCGGTCTATGACGTCTCGGATGGCGTCATCCGGCCCGTGCGGACGGCGGTGCTGTCTATGCCCCGGAAGCAGGGGAAAACCGCCCTCGCAGCGGGGCTGGCGCTATGTCACCTGTCGGGACCGGAAGCCGAGCAACGGGGCCAAGTCTATTCGGCGGCCAATGACCGGGCGCAAGCGGCGCTGATCTATAACGAGATGGCGGCGATCATTGAGCGCGTGCCCTTCCTGGACGCCCGAATTAGCCTTCGTCGCCATGCGAAGGAAATGGAGGATTTCGAGAACGGGAGCGTCTATGCGGCGCTGTCGGCCGACGTGCCCGGCAAGCATGGCCTGTCGCCATCGTTCACCGTCTATGACGAGCTGGGCCAGGCGGCGAAACGTGACCTGCTGGACGCCCTCGACACCGCCATGGGTGCCCGTGCCGAGCCGCTGATGTTGGTGATTTCAACCCAGGCGGCCGACGACCTGGCCCCCATGTCGGAGCTGATCGACTACGGCTTGCGCGTGAAGGCCGGGGAGATAGACGATCCGAGCTTTCACCTGACGCACTATGCCGCCCCGGATGATGCGGACCCGTGGTCGCCTGAGACATGGAAGCTGGCGAACCCGGCGCTGGGGGATTTCCGATCGCTGGAGGACGTCGCCAGACAGGCGGCGCAGGCGAAGCGCATCCCGTCGAAAGAGGCGGCGTTCAAGAACCTGATCCTGAATATGCGCGTGGCGGCCGAGACCCGGTTCCTGCCCTTGTCGGAGTGGAAGGCGTGCGGCGCTGATCTGCGTCCTGACCTGGACGGCAAGGTCTGTTGGCTGGCGCTGGACATGGCCGCCACGCGCGATCTGACGGCCCTGGTCGCGGTGTTCCCCGACGCCGACGGGACCGTTGACGTGGTGATGCAAGCCTATCTGCCGAGCGATGGCCTGGCCGACCGTGGCGAACGTGACCGCGTGCCCTACACGGTCTGGCGCGATCAGGGCTTCCTCACGGCCACGCCCGGCGCGGCGACAGATCCCCGGTTCATCGCGGCCACGGTGGCGCAGTTATGCGGCCGGTTCAAGGTTCAGGCCCTGGCCTATGACCGCTGGCGGATCGAGACGTTCAAGATGGCGCTGGCCGAGGAAGGCGTGACCGATCTGGAGCTGGTCGAGCATGGCCAGGGCTATCGGGACATGGCCCCGGCGGTGGACATTCTGGAGCGCATGGTGGCCGAGCGGAAGCTGCGCCACGCGAACAACCCGATCCTGACATGGTGCATCGGCAATGCGGTGGTGACGGCCGATCCAGCCGGGAACCGGAAGCTGGACAAGAGCCGGGCAAGGGGCCGCATAGACGGGGCTGTGAGCCTCTGTATGGCATTGCACGCTATGGAGATGAAGCCGGAAGCAGAGGCGTGGGAGCCTTGGGTGGACGCGGCTTGAAACTAACCGGCGTCGGTTAGTTCTACGGCTGGCCGTGATTTCCGGCGTCCGCGCCAGTTCGTCCAGCACCACGCCCTTGTCGAGAGGGGTTCCGGCGTGGCCAGCAGGCCGGGGTGACGGATTCGCCCCGGCCGCCTTGGCAATTAGCCCTTGCCGCTGTCCAGCTCTTTGATGCGAGCCTCAATTACTGGCGAGAGCTGATAGATTTCCGTCATGTCAGCGATCAGATGGCGCTCTTCGGCCTTGTCGGTGAAGGTGCCGACATACTTCGTCGTCAGCCCGTTGAAGTGAAGCCGAGCGATAGTCTTCCGGTTGTTGTCGTCCAGAAGGATAGCGCAATAGGACTTGGCGTCACGCATGACGATCCGGTTCGGTTTGATGACCTTCGAGGCAATCGCTTGGATGATGTGGAAGCCCGCCAGCTCCTCCGCCGTTGTGACATGCATATCGGCGCTCTCGTCCACCAACGTCTCCTCTTCGGGGCCAGACGGCGAGGCCGCGTTAAGTGCCGAGGAGAGTCGCTCGTTCACCCTGTCCCGAATGATCGCTGAGAAAGTCGAGACTATCATTTTGCCGAAGTTTTCGCGGACCTGCGCCGTGACGCGTCCGCCGTGGACGCGGCTCGCGAGAAGGCGAATGACCTCCTCCGAGGGTTCGGCCATTTCCTTCTCAAGCTCCTTCCGAAGAAGAGATTGCAGCTTGAGCAGGCCAGCTTCCTGCACGATCTTATCGATATCAAAGCTCTGCTTGGTGAATTTCTCAATCGTGCGGGCGTCAGCAGGTTTTAGGGCGTCCATGCTGAAGGTGAAGAAGGGCTTGTCGTCCATCTTGTTCGGCGCATCCGTGTCCGAATAGAACTGATAGACGACGCCGTTCGTGAGGATCGCGAGGCGAGCGTCAGTCACGCTGAAGTAGCGGAAGAGCTGGCTCGCGTGGTTGAGGTTGAGCGGGGACGTGCTCGGCTTGCATTCGACAAGAATCCGAATCTTCGATCCGTCACAGATCGCATAATCGACCTTCTCGCCCTTCTTTGTCCCCACGTCGGCGGTGTATTCAGGCACGACCTCCGAGGGGTTAAACACGTCGTATCCAAGGGCCTTGATGAAGGGCATGACGAGTGCCGTCTTCGCGGCCTCCTCAGTCAATAGGGCTTCTCGATGCTCCAGCGTTCGCTTCGCCAGCTCGTTCAGTTGAGTTTGTAAATCCATAAGCCCCTCCAGTGGTTGAGGACACGCTAGACCTCCCGTCACGGGTGAGTCCACCAACGCCGCGCCGAACCTAGCAAGCCGACTAATAGAACCGGTCTGCGAAGACGAGGGCGCGGTCACCGGCGACGATGAACCGGAGGCGGCAGATTGACCACTAACGAGCCTCTTGACTTCTCCATTAGTCGGCGCGACTGTGCCTCTTGAGATTTCAAGAAGGACCAAATCAATGCGCGCCAAGACTGCCCTCGCCGTCGAGATCGCCCAAGTAGACCGCGACCGCTTTAATGAGGCTGTCGCGGCTGGGCACTACCCCTGCGCTCCGCACACGTTGCGCGGCACCACCCGCCTGTTTGAGGTCGATGATGTCGTGGCCCTTTGGGTTTATGGCCGGATGATCGACGACGATGTGCCCCCGCGTCGCGCGGGCAGAATCGTCTGCGAGCTGCTGATCAGCACGCTGAAAAACAGCGTGTTCAAAGAGCCGATTGAAGAGGTGGTGGAAATCCGCACCACCCGCTCGCGCTTCTTTCTGCCGAGTGACCGCGTAAACGCTGCTGATACTCACTACGGCGGCTTTCCTCTGGTCTATCGCCGCAGCTGGCCGGTCGGACGCATCCGCAGCGAAGTCGTCGCCCGCCTGGAGTGGGAACGCGACAACTTGGGCAGCGACGACTGATGACCCCATTTGGCCGCCACTCCTTGACGCTGCCGCGACCCGGCGAACAACGAAAAGACGCCTGCCCGGCGGCCAAAGCTCATATCCGGGTTCAAGGCGTCACGGTCGCACTCATTCCGCCTGTGAAGGCTGAGTTCCCCGCGCCCATCATGGGCCCGATGGAAATCCCCGCCGTCGTGAGACGCCCTTTCCCCGTGCCCTGCGTGGGCCAGATGGAGACTTTATTCCAATGACTGTTGCTGCCCTGAAAGAGAAACGCGCCTCGCGCACCGACGCCCTTCTGGCAATCCAGCGCAAGGCCGAGACCGAAAACCGCGACGCCCTGTCTGACACCGAGCAATCGGCTTTCGACGGTGCCCGCACTGAGATCGAAGGCCTCGACAAGCAAATCCGCAATGCCGAGTTCCTGGCCGAGGCCGAGCGCCGCTCCCATGCCGACCCGGTGAACGATAACGGCCACGCGCCGGACCTGTCGCGCTACTCCGCCGCCCGCGCCATCCGGGGTGCCCTGATGGGCCGTCTTGACGGCCTGGAGGGCGAGATGCACGCCGAGCTGTCCAAGGGCCGGGAGACGCGCGGGGTCATGATCCCGACGAGCGTTCTACTGGGCGAGGGCCGCAGTCAGACTGTGGGCACTGCAACGGCTGGCGGCCACACCGTCCAAACCAACCTTGCTCCGCTGAGCGACCGCTTCCGTCCCGCCCTTCGTGTCGAGGCCATGGGCGCGACCGTCATGCGCGGCCTGTCCGGCTTTATGGACCTGCCGAAGCTGGCCGCATCGGGATCGACGTCCTGGGTTGCCGAGAACGGCAACGCGACCCGTTCGTCTCAGACCTATAGCAAGGTCAGCATGGCCCCCAAGACCGTGACCGGCGAATACCGCCTCTCGCGCCGCCTGATCCTGCAATCCAACGAAGCGATTGAAGAGCTGATGCGCCGCGATCTGGGTCTGATCCTGGCGCAAGCCCTGGACGCGGCGGCGATCAAGGGCGGAGGCACCAATCAGCCGGTTGGGATCCTGGCCACGGCCGGGGTGGCGGAGGTTACGGCATCCACCCTGCTGACCGATACGGCGGCCGATCTGATCGCGGCGCTGGAGATCGATGACGTCAGCGGCACGGCGGCCTTCCTCACCAATCCGACCGTTATCAAGACGGCCCGCAAGCTGAAGGACGGCCAGGGCAGGGGGATCAGCCTTGCCGAGACATTCCACAATCAGCGCCTGGAGGTGACGACGCAGGTTCCCGACGCGGGCGGATCGCCCGTCAAACAGAACCTGATCTTCGGCCAGTTCGCTGAGCTGGTGATCGGCTACTGGTCCGCCGTTGATGTGCTGGCCAACGTCTACCATCCCGACGTCGCCAGCAACGGCGGTGCCCTGATCCACGCCTTCCTGGATGCTGACGTCGCCGTCCGGCGCACCGAAGCCTTCCGATTCGCGAAGGTCTGATGATGACCGCGCCCGAACGCCGCTCCGCACCTATCGAGCTTCGCGCCAGGGGCCGCCGCCTGGAGGGTTACGCAGCCCTCTTTGGCGTTCGGGCGTGCATCGCCGACCAGTTCGACGAGGAAATCAAACCGGGGGCCTTCACCGGCTCCCTGCGCTCCGGCCAGGACGTGCTGGCCCTGGTCGATCACGACCCGTCCCGCCTGCTGGCGCGGACCCGCTCGCGCACGCTGCGTCTGTCGCAGGACTCGACTGGCCTGGCCTTTGATCTGGACGTCCCCGACACCGGGGAGGGCCGTGACTTGCTGGTCCTGGCCGAGCGTGGCGATATCGGCGGCGCATCGATTTCATTCACGGTCGCACCCGGCGGCGAGACCCGCGAGGGTGGCGTCCGCGTCCTGGAGGCCCTGCGCCTTCACGAAATCTCCGTGGTGAAAGCCTGGCCCGCCTATCAGGGCACCATCGTTCAAGCCCGCTCCGCCAATGACAATCGGCTGCTGCGCCTCGCGCACCTGCGCCGCTATCTGGAGGCCGTCGCATGATCTGGCCGTTCAAGAGAGAAACCCGCTCCGCCGTCACGATCAGCTCTGACGATCCCTATCTGGCCGAGTTTTTCAGCCTTCGCGGCCAGGGTGCCAGCGCGGTCAATCCTGAGACCCTGCTGTCCAACTCCGCCGTGGCCGTCCGCTGCGTGAACCTGAGATCGGAGGGGCTGGCCAGCACAAGCCTGCACGTCTTCCGCCGCACCGCGAACGGCGGCCGGGAACGGGCCGACGATCTGGCGCTGTATGGCGTGCTGCACGATCTGGCCAATCCACAGATGACCGCGTTCGAGGCGCGCGAGTTCCTGATCCGCTCGCTGGACTTGACCGGCAACGCCTATGCCCGGCTGGAGATCGACGGTCGCGGCCAGGTGGTCGCCCTTTATCCGATCCCTGCCGCTGACGTCGTGGTCGAGAGGCTGGAGAGCGGTCGCCTCCGCTACCGGGTTTCGCAGCGCGCGGGCGGGACGATCATCCTCTTGCAAGAGGAGATGCTGCATATCCGAGGACCGTCCCGCGACGGCATCATGGGGATTTCCGCGATCCAGTATGGCCGCCTGGCCATGGCCTTGAGGGTGGCGCAGTCAGAGACCGCGACCGCCCTGGTCGCCAACGGTCTGCGCCCGTCCGGCGTCATGTCCTATGACGAGCGGATCAACCCCGAAGCCCGCGCCGCGATCCGGTCATCCGTCTCCGAGCGATTGCAGGGGGCCGCCAACGCTGGCCAGCTCATCATCATGGACGGCGGGGCTAAATATACGCCCCTCGCCTGGACGGCCGAGGATGCGGAGTTCCTCGCCAGTCAAAAGCTGTCCAATGAAGACGTGGCCCGGCTGTTCGGAGTGCCCCCTACAAGCGTCGGAATCACCGACAAGGCGACGTATAGCAACACAGAACAGGAAGCCCGGTCCCTGGTCCAAAACTGCCTTGGGCCGCTCGCTGGCCGTATCGAGGCGGCCATGCTGCGCTGCCTGCTGACACCGGATGCGCGCCGGACCCTCTACATCGAGCACGACCTGGCCGCGCTCTTGAGGGGTGACGTGCAAGCCCGGTTCGAGGCTTACCGCATCGGCCGCGAGATCGGCGCGCTGTCGCCTAACGACATTCGACGCCGGGAGAACGAAAGCCCGATTGACGGCGGCGACATCTATCACCAACCCGCCAACTGGACGCCGCTGGGCTCCGCGCCGGGGATGGCCGCATGACCGTCCCCATCCTGACCCTGACCGAAGCCAAGACGTTTATCCGCGTCGACCACAACGGCGATGACACCCTGATCACGTCCTTGATCCTGACGGCCTCCGCAACCTTGGCCAACCGCTATCGGAATTGGGGCGTGTAATGGCCGCTCGGGTCGTCAAAGCCAACGAGCTGAACCGCGTCCTGGACGTGCTGGCGAAGCGCGGACTGGTTCCGACGACATTTGATCTATTGCCCGGCGGCATGGTTCGGCTTCACCGTGTCCCGCCCGCCGCCAACGATGCGGGCCGAGATCAGGAGACGAGCGAATGGGACGCGGCCTTAAAATGATCGGGTTTCCGCACGCCAGCGCGTTCAGGGACCGCCATGGCAAGGTCCGCTATCGTTTCCGT